TACATCAAATACATCATCCTTGAACATAGGAGCGATGTTGAACTTAGCCTTAAACTTATCTAAACGCTCACCAATTGCTCTGGATGATAGTCGCAGAACGCCTTTGATATCTTGAGATGCTTTTACCTTTTCACCAAGAAGTGTGGCATCTTCTGTAAGTGTCTTACGAATTCCATCTGTATCTGGCAGTTGACCGTACAAGTCATCTATGATTCTAGGAGCAAAGCGGTCAATGTTAATGACCCTATCTGCACCAGTGATAATTGCTATACGTGCTTTACGTGTTGCATCCAAACGTGGAAGGATGACGCGCTTGCGCCCGATAGAACCTTTAATTACAGCGACTGCTTCTTCTGTATCTAGCAAGAAAGCCTTTGCAGAATTTGCATCTACTATGTCAGCTTTTTGAAATGCTTTAATTACTTCTGGACCAAATTCAGGTGCAAGAACTTTAAGAGCATCGCGTGCTTCTACTAATTCTTTACCCTTTGCGTTAGAGTTTTGTAATCCTGTGTACTTAGCAAGAGCTGATCCATACTGATCCCAAAATGCTATAGCATTAGGATTTGTGAAATACTCTGCTACCTTTTGACCTTTGGTAACAGCATCAAGTGAGTATTTGCCCACTACGTATAGAGAGCGTAACTTTGATGCAACAACAAGTGGATCTGCAAACAAACGGTAGGCAGCATCTGTAGTTCCAGACACTAGACCATAAACTAGGCCATTCTTCTCAAGTGCTTCAGGAAGGATAGCGTTAGCAAGTTGACGACCTGGAGAGAACTTAGCTCTATCAACTTCTGCAAGAGTGTCGTTGAATAGTTCACGTGCTGCTTCAACATCATTTACATTGGCAACAGTTTTATTACGTGGGTCTGCCAACATAATGTACTTTTGTTGCTCAGGTGTAGCAGTTGCAAATATCTTTGATACGTCTTCGCCAGCCTTGATACGCATAGCGATATCTACCGCATCGCGTCCATACTTTGCTTTGGCATCTTCGATGCGTCCTTCATTAAATACTTTGTCGCCTTTATCGTTTGCTTTATCCCAAGCAAAGCCAACATCACCTTCTGACAATGGAATTGCAACAGCACGATAGGCTCGTGTCATTAAATCAGATGCTTCGATAACACCCTTAAATGCAAGAGTTACAGGGTTGTAGTTAGCAGCATAATGCCAAGCACTTCCAAGCCAACCACGAGATGGCTTAGTAGCAGGATCTTCTACACCGTACTTCTTAACAAGGTCTGATTGTTGGTCAGGAGGCAATGCAGCATATTTAGCTGCAGCTACCTCTTTAGGAAGGTTAGATAGTTCTCTGTGTACAAAAAGAGATTTAACTAAATCATCAACTTGTTTCTTTTGCTCACCTTTAAGGTTAGCAGCTAACGCTGCTGCTTTAAGATTATCACTCATTAGTTACCCTGCGCTAGTGCTTCTTGATACAATACTGCAACCTCTCCAGTTGTATCGTATGGAAGCATTGCTGCTAAGGAGTCTGAAAGTTTAATCATATTCTTTTGCATCATTAAAGCGCTAGATCCTGGCCCTGCGCCCATATCAATACCTGATGTAATTGGTTCATTAGGACGTTGTGATGGTGCATATAATTCTGTTATTGGTCCTTGTGTTGCCGCATCGCGCACATCGCCTGCGCGAGCAGGACGTGTATCTGGAGTCTTAGATAGCGGAGCACCTGACTTAATAGCCTGTGTCTCAACGCCTTCACCGTATGCTGTGGAACCCATTTCCAATTTATCTGTACGTGTAGAGAACTTACCTGGGCCTGCTGGTCCAGCCAGTGGATTCATCATACTCACTGTTTGTCCTCCTCTAATTTTTCTAAGTCTGTTGCCATATCTTCCCAAGCCCTGTTGGTTTGAGTAAGATGATTTGATTGATAAATTGCTAACTCCATTAGTTCACCTGTTAAGGTTTCAATAGATGAAGCTATGTTGTGTATAAATCCTACACCTACAACGACAAGATCGAGTAAGCGTACTGGACGAGGAATGTATTTATCATCTTTCATCGCCCAGTACACCTCTCATTAAAAAGTTATTATCCCTTTTTTACTGCGTTGCCACGACGGCCTGCTGGCATCATTGATGGAACTACCTTGCCACCTGCTGGCTTAGATGTGTCCTTCTTGCCTTCTACTGGCTTTGACATTGGCGCTGTTGCGCGAGATCCCTTGTTCATATTTACACCTCCTCTGCTTAAGCTGCGCCGGTGATACCAGCGAGTAATTGGGCTATATCGGGTCTTTGACCAGCAGCAGGGGCCATACCACCTTGTTCTTGTGGAGGTTGCGCTGAGGCTGGGGCGGGGGCCGCTCCTGCTGCTGGAAGTTGTTGTTCCATACCTGGTGCCATTGGTGGCATTTCTGGGGCTGGAGGTGGTGGTTCTGGTGTAAATGCTTTTTCGATTGTGCTCTCTAGCGATTGGCCCTTTTGCCGACCTTGGATAACAGACGCAATGCGGGTGATAATCTCACTAGGGTCTTGGCCTTGCGCTGCAAGGGCCGGAATGGCTTGAGCATACTGAGCAACAGCCACGCGCAAAGAATCGCGCATTTCTTCGATATCAACACGTTGTTCCTCCTGCGTAACATTCAAGTCCATTGGAATCTCACGACGTACATAGTCACGAGATACGAGCTTGTCTGAGCGCATTTGTAGTAAAGCAATGATGGCACGGTTTGGATCCATACCAGACATAATTCCGTAGCGTACATCTACGCCGTACTCACCCTTGATGTCACGAGATGGTGTGTACTTTAGAACGTAAGGTGTTCCATCATCTGAACCCTTGATGGTCTTTGGAATACCACCAAATACTTTCTCATCTGCTTCAAAGCATACTGAGATAAGTTCCTGGAACATACGAGCAAACTGTGCCTGTGCTGCCTTGATCTGTGTATCAAAGCCAGCCTGTAGTGCTTGCACACCACGGCCTGTAACTACTGATGCGTCAATGTTACCTGAACGAGATTCAGGGTAACGAGCACCAAGACGTAGTTCACGCTCAAGGACCCCAGACTCTGTAAAGACTCCAGGTGGTAGTTCTAGCGGAACGCGACGAATACCTTGTGGGTTAGCAGAACGCATAATTGAATCTGGACCAAGTGCCAACTCTTGCACATCCTGTGGGATAGCAATAGGTGCTTGGATAGACTTTTCTGCGGCTTGGATCTGCAATACTGCAAAGCGAGCACGAGCTAACTGAACTGATAGAACATCATCAAACTGTCCACGTGCTTCACCGTCAAGAGATGAACGCATTACAACAGATGCCATTGCCTTACCTAAGATGTTAGGTGTACGTGCTAGTACCAAGTTCTTACGCTCTGGTAAGTACAGTAGGTCCTGGTCCTTATCGTGGTACTTGACCATTGAGATATAAGGAGAAGAAAGAGCGTACTGGTTTTTACCTAGGATTAGATCGTAATACTCTGGGTATTGTGATGCTAATGTCTCTGCATCGGTAACGATGACCTGAGTAACGGACATAACGCGACCATAACGATCTAACTCTGGGTAGGTACCGAATGGGTTGAGCATACGGATACGAGGGTTGTTGTCCTCAAAGTCCATCTCAACCATACCGATACCAAGACCATAGGTGTTATACCAGTCTGCTGCTGTGTACATCTGCAGTTGTAGGTCAGAGTTTGTTACGTAAAAGTTTGCAATACGAGTTCTAGTATCTGCTGCCTTGCGTGCTGCATCTGAAACCATATTGGTTGCTGAGCAGTTGAAAGATGGCAGTGGTGCCATTGCTTCTGCTAGATCTCGTGCTGCTACGTCAATGAAGTTTGCAACTAGAGGCTTTGGATATTCCTCTGAAAACATTGCAGGATATACCTTAGAGATATCTCCCTGACGCACCGAGAGCACATCACGCATACGTTGATCTCGCGCTGATGAGCGAGTACGTAAGCGTGCTAGCTTAGCGTCAACTTCTTTGACTGATAACAATTATTTGTCCTTACTTAGACTTTTTGTATAATCCTGGATACTTCTTGTTGGTTGCCTTCTTAGCATCCATCTCTGCCTTCTTAACACCGGCAGGTGAAGTACGACGCTGGATTTCTTTGATTGCATCTGGGCCTGTAAGCGTTCTAGGCATAGGCTTCTTAGCACCAGTGCTTGGCTTACGTGGTGCCGCTGGCATCTTAGGTGCAGGCTTCTTCATCTGTGGCATTACTTAGTCTTCTTCTTTACATTCTGACGACCAGTTGTTGGAATACCCTTAGCGCTTTTCTTAGCAGGAGACATAGGTGTTACCTTTGCCTTATTAGGTCCAGTTCCAATAGTCTTTGGCTTTGCTGCTGCTGCCTTCTTAGTTGCTGGCTTAGGTGCTTGCTTCTTTGCTGCACCACCAGTAGTACCAGTCATTAGTGTCTTTTCTGCCTTCTTTGCAGCAGTACGCTTTTCAATAGCAGTTGCACGTGCTGCAGTTTTTGCAGTATCAAGACGACGGCGTTGCTGCATTAGGTTAGCAGCACGTTGTTCTGACTCATTTGCATAACGACCACCAAACTTATCAATCAACTTTTCCTTACCACGTGTTAAATCCATAACTAATCTATCAGTACCGCCACGTGAAGTGCCACGTGGGTAATCTTGATCAAATGCACGGCGGCGTGCTTTGCGAGCCTTATCTGCTGTTGATTCTGCCATTGTTATCTCCTTATTAGATGAACGTACGGTCTTTTTCTGCGAGCAGTTCATCTATATTGATAACTGTTCGTTTGCCTACCTCGTATCGAGATAGAAAAGGATTCTTCATATGGTGTGTCTTGTGCATACCTTGGTTGAGCATCTCGCGTGCGCGGATCTCACAGAACCAAAGTGCCATCACCATATCGGTCTTGCCTTTAGTTGTAGGTGACCACGTAATCAATTGCTCGATAAGAGCTTTGACATTTTCAGTTTGGTCACTAGGTAAGTGAATAAGGTTGTCGCGGTGGTGCTTACCGTCGAACTGTTTGGTACCAAACAGTGTTGACATAGACGCAACACCGAAACCGGAGTCCCACTTGTTGGTTCCTGTATGGTGTTCGCGTAATAGAACGCCACGGCTTGCAAGGTTTTGGCGGATGCCTTCGTCTTGTGTTAAGAAAGATTGAAAAGCGTTCTTCTCTACTATCCACTCACTGGGCTGGTACAGGGAAGTCCAGTCAAAGATTAGTTGGCGTATCGCAGCAGGCGTTGGCCTAGTGATCTTAATAGCATCAACGATATAGCGTTTATGTGTAGCCCTATCAACAGCGTAACAAACGACGGCTGTATCACCAACCATAGCGGGATCAAGACCACAAATAAAAGAAAAGCCGTTAACATCACGCGGATGGCCTGGGTTACCAGGAACAAGGCGACCTGCTTTACGCATACCATCTATAGAACCTCGCACACATACCGGATCAAAGATGGCATCATCTGAGATATCTTGTTGTTGATAGACCAAAGCCCAGGTACTTGCATCCATAGCTTGGCGTTCATTGTAAAGGTTGCGACCATTCCATCTAGGGTAGAGGCCGTCTTCGTTCTTGTCAGATTCTTGTTGTCCATCAAAAGGAGCATCGCTAGCTGGCCACAAAGTTTCCCATTTCTCAGGATCTTCGTGCGTGGTTAAAAGTGCAGGCATTGCCAAGTACTTCCACGGGACCAGTCCACCTGGGTAGCGGTCTTCGTTACGTAGCTCGCGGTATAGGTCCATTGCAGAAACTCTGGTACCGATAACTACAAGTTTACCCGTAGGGTTCAAACGTGATCGTACGTCCTGGGTTAACCAGCGAATCTGCTTTTCAAACTCGTTAGCGTTCTTTAAGGTAACAGCATCGTCTACGATAATCATATCTGCACGCTTACCGTAGATCTGACCACCGATACCAATGGCTTCGATGTTTGGATCTTTTTCGCTAGACTCACGTAGCTCGGAACCAAAGGTGACACGGGTTGCTTGCCAAGAAGCTGACTTAGAGTTAAACCCTACGCCAGCAGCGTAAGCCTGTTGGAGTGATTCATACATCGGATGAGTCAGGCGTTGCTTGATGGCGTAGAGAAAGTCGGCAGCTAACTGCTGGGTCTGGGAAACAATCAAAACTCTAAAGTTGGGATTACGTACTACCTGCCACGTTACATAGTCCACCGTGATCGTAATGGACTTGGCGTGGTTGGGCGGGATGTTCAATAAAATTCTATTAGATGCTAGCCCTGGCTCATACTTCATAGAAGGGTGTAGCCAACCAGGTTCGCGGCCTTCGATCATATCTACCAGGTTTTGCTGGTGTGGGAAGGTCTTAGAGTGGAGGAACTTCTCGCGGAACTCAGCAAAGGTTAAGTCGTGGACATC